AACAAGATAAATTGCATTGAAACTGTGTTGCATAACCATCGCAACCACCAACATCTATACAAACATCCCCACCAGCAGGAGAACATATCCATCCACCTTTTCCAGATGGACATTGTATTCCTCTGAATGTAATATCATTACCACTGTCATTTGGACCATTAAATGACTGAGATGATGCACTATTGCTAAATTTTACTTGACCTACACCTTTATTGATTGGAATTGATGTTGATGGAACTAATCCGAATTCATATTCGTGTATAGGCCATTCAAGTAACACATCTCCAGGTATCTCATCTCCAATATAACGGTATCCTTGAATCAAATCTATTGGTCGTTTTGTTTTAGATACTTTATCTTTTAATGATGACAGAAATATAGCATCTGCTTTTGTTTTATATTGACCAACTTTAGATAAAAATGTATTTAAATCGCCTTTTCTGGTCTGTATTCTACTTAATAATATATTATATTGATTTATTGCTCTGTCGATCACACCATTAACATATGATGTCATGTCTTGCTTAAGATTGTAAAATTCACCTATTTTTTGATTGTATGGATATTCATTTAAATTATATGAAAGTGTTAATCCATTATAGAATGTAATTCCAGAATCATAATTTATTTGATCACTAAATGATCCAGCAGCAACTACTTTATATTCCTGGTCAAATTCAGCAAACACTCCTGTTGGTCCAAATAATTGAGCATAAGTAATTCCGTCGATTGGACCAGGATTATTTAATAATTCTATATCGGCAGTAGATCCAAGAGCACCATCTTCATGACAACACACTGAACATCTAAAAGTTTCCCATTTTCTTTTTATATTCTTTTTTCTATTATACTCTTCTCTTTTGGATTTTAGTGTTTTTCTAATTTTGGTGTGAATTTTATAAAATTCACTTAATTTCAGATTTGTTAAATCATATTGAGGTTGCCAAGCAGTTTTACTCCACGGTCCAGATAATGTTTTACCAATATTATCCCAAGATTGAGGAAATGGTGTATTCAGAGGATTCTGACTCATGTAACCGTATACTAGATCATCTACTTTTGATGATTGCTTCAATAGACCAATTTCATTTGTGATTCCAAGATCAAAATTTTCAGATATAATCTTATTTTTATCTAAGTGTTTCCATGAATTATAATCTTTATTGTAATCGTAGATTACCTCTGAGTATGTAAATCCGTAATTAGTATCAACAAAATCCAAGTATGGGTTGCTATAGTCTGGATCCACTCTAGTATAATGTGAAAATAGAGATCCATTATCATATAGTTCTGGAACTGTAAATTGTTTTTCTACTTGTATTTCATATATTCTATTTGGATTATATGTTTGATATGTGACCAAAAAACCATCTACTGATTCTGGTTGATCCTTTAATAGTTTTTCAATACTTTCAAAATGCCATCCATCCCTATCGTGCCAGAATAAATAATTTACTGCATTTGGATTATTTTTTGATACGGCATATGATGAAATATAATTCATCAATTGAATTAATTTCATTTGACCTTTTCTTTTCATCCAAGGCCAAGATAAATTATCATATTTTAACCAAATTCCATTTTGGGTTGGTTCTATATGAGAGGGAGTTAAATTAAATTTAGTGAAAATTTCATTTACCAATCCCTTTGGTGTATCAGTATTCTGTTGATTAGTTGTTTGCGGATCTGCTGCAATATAACCAACGAAATCATCTAATGTTTCAAGATATGTTTTATTAAAATTTGATTTAAATATATCTTCTGAAGTGAAATCAATTTTCCATATAGATGCTGGTTCTACTTTAGAGTGCCGTATATCAATTTTTGCTTCATCAGTTATCTTTGTTATGTTAAATACATTAAATGAATAGATAACACATTGTGATTCTGTTTCTGATCCAACTATTGGTTCCTGACAACCTATTTCTATCTTTTCAGTTCCATTTAATATAAATTCATCTCCCCAATTTAAATAATCATATAAAAAAAGAGTACCAAACATAAATGGACTGAACATAGATTCATTGAAAGTTAAACTTATGAATGGATTCGATGAAAAATTATCAGATGTCCATGGAATTATATCAAATGATTCCGTTGAATTACTTCCATCATCATTTTCTTTTTTCTTTGAAATTGATAATTTTTGAAGTTTTGTTTCTAGAATACTTTTACTTATTTGCCCATCAGACTCGGATGGTATATTTTTATTTGCTATCTGTGAATACAATTCATTATTCATATTAGAATCCAATTATAATTCTTTTTCCTATTTCATTACTTGTTAGTAGATTTTTAATTGTATCCACTGTTGTTTGCAAGTATTCTGGTTTCAATACCTTAATTTTTTCATTTTTCTTGTAATTATTTATCTCTTGGTTTTCAAATGTATATTTCTGTAGTCCAGTTGGAAGTGAACCAGTTGTCATATAGGAATAGAGCAAAGTCAATCCAAAGTTTTCTGTTGTTTCTGTATCTGCTGGATCTGTATAGATTACATCAGAAGGCACTGATTCTCGTTGAAGTATGCTATTCTGATATATTGAATATGGAGAAATAACTACATTATTGTTATTTTTAAAATAGATTGGACTATCTTTTCTTTGTTCTATTAATTTTATTTCTGTTACTTTAATAGGTGATGCAGTGATATCACTACTAATAAAATTTAAGATATCTAAAGATCCCGTCTGATTATTTTTTCTGGCAAACAAAATTTCGTCACCTTGCGAAAATAGACCACTTCCATAACTGCCCCATACCATTCTATAATTTTTATCAAAATTATGAATAATTCTGTATGTTGTTTCATCGATTGCCAACGGTTCTCCCAGAGAAGATGTTGTGACTTTGACCATAACATCTCCTGTCATTAAATCTGGTAAATTAGTAATATAATAAGATTCACCGTAATAATTAGTAGCAATAATATTTGTTAGTTTTTCATCACCAGAATACCATTGATCTTCTGATATTATATTATTTACCATTAGAACAATCCAACTATATGCTTCGGATGCATATATCTTAAATGATACATCCTCTGGGGTTTCTCCACTTTGGATATAGTATTCATCAAATGCTTTTTCTGAACTATAATTTTGCAAAAATGTAACTCTAGTCAAAATATCACATAGTTCTACTTTTCGTGAACCTATTTGATATGTTATTTTTGGATATTTTTTAAAAAGCATTTATCCCCCAAGGAATGAACCAACAGATCCAGTGTTACTCAATCCTGCTGCTGATCTATTAAGAATAGTGAATCCTTTGCCAACTGGTCTAACAGATGCCTCTATTTCTTGAAAGTTTAAAGTCACACTGTATGCTAATGGAGAACCAGTATTAAGTGCTGTAAGTGCAGGAGCATCTATTGCTATTCTATTAACAGCAACATTTGTTAATACCGATGCCTGTGGTTGACTTGTCCATCTAAAATCGTTTTGGATGCTATCTAACCTTCCAGCACTTATAAACCACATCGGTGGGTGGAAGAATAAATCAATTCCAGCAACTCCAACATTTATACCAACGTATGATGGAAGGGCAAGTGCTTCAAATGCCCTTGTTATATTTGCTGCTGCGTTAGAATCAGCATCATTTAGGCATGGAAGATACAATTGCACTTGAAAAACTCTTTTAGATCCTGATTTTAAAATTGTTTCTGTGAAATCACTATCCAATAGAGATCCAAATGATCCAACAGCTTTGCCAGCAGCACCTGCTGCTCTTCCAGCAATTGCTAATCCTTTACTTCCAGCAAAAAATCCTGCTGCCTTTTTTGCTGCTGCTTCTGCAAAGGATTTAGTTGCTTGTTCTAGTGCTTGTGTGTTTGCCCCAATAATTGATGGATTTTCTTCTTGACCATATCTCATAATAGTCTGAGTTGTAAATTTAGAAGGAAATGGAACAGCAATATATGCTTTAACATTACCGACTCCACCACTATTAATTATTCCTCCTGCTCGTTGTAATGAATTTTGTCCATATTCAACGCATGTGAATTTCAAAAAAATAGGTATTTCGGATCGAATAGATGATGCTGGAAACACCAAAGATTGAGAACCTTCTCCGTAACCTGGCAGATTTGGCAATGGTATGCTACTTAATGACATTAATTTGACTATCCTTTATAAATATTATTATGCCGTATAAGACCAAATATTTTCCTACTAATCCTACAAAATATATAGGAGATCCAACAAAGATATTATGTAGATCTCTATGGGAAAGAAAATTTTGCAAATTTTTAGATAATAATCCAAATATATTGCGATGGTCGTTTGAGACTCTTAAGATCCCATATCTGTCACCAAAAGATAATGATATTCATATTTATTATCCAGATTTCATAATTGAAAAGAAAACAACAAAGGGTCTTGTTAAAACATCGATAATAGAAATAAAACCATATAAACAAACACAAGAACCAAAAAAGAAAAAATCAAAAAGGGCAATGCTAACCGAAGCATTAACTTATTCTATAAATACTGCTAAATGGAAGGCAGCAAAAGAATTTTGCGAAAAACATGACTGGGAATTTGTAATCTTAACAGAGAAAGAATTATTTAATGCTAATATCAACTGATATGAATAATGCCAGACAGAATATACTTCGATCTGGCATACAACAGACAAATAGATATAGATTTTTCTTTAGTCCTATGAATGTTTTTCTATATCCATATGAAATAATTCTCCCAGGATTGGGTTATGAATCTATAGAACATTCAATATGGTCCATAATAAGAAAAATTCCATTCAGAAAATCATTTACTGATTTGCAGGTTAAATTTATAATAGGAAATGATAATTATTCTCATTTTATTAATTTGTGGGATTCGTTGATCCCAAAACCATCAAATTCGTTTGGTTATATGTCAGATGCTGATGCAATATCTTTGCTTTTGAATAGTGGAGCATCCCCAACAGTAGAAGGAGAAGATACTTCTTCTGCTGTGGAAGATCAACAAACTGTATCTTTTTCNGAAATTCAAGATAATTTTTTATCAACGAGGANTCCACAGAATATTGGATATGCCAGAGGTGGTGCTCCACAGTATGATGATTATATAAAAAGTTCATTTGTTANTGTAAGTCTACTAAAAGAAGATAAGTTACAAATAAATACCACATTGGTATTTGAAGAAGCATATATCACCCAAATACAACCGACACAGTTGACTTCAGTTGAAACTGGATATTCAACATTTACTGTAAATTTTAAATTTGCATCACTGCGAGCAGAATAAAATTGATTATTATAAAGGATTACTATGAAAGATATTATTAATGTATTGAAAAATTCTCTACCGAAATATAGTATAAAACAACCATCATCTCAAGATACTATTTTGATTTATAGACCATTTACCGTAAAAGAAGAAAAATCATTGCTTTTATCAAAGGATACTGGTTCTTATACAGATTTTCTAATCACAATTTCTGAACTTATAAGTGCTTGCTACAACATAGATGCAAAAAAATTACCAATATTTGATGTTGAATATATGTTTTTAAAACTAAGAGAAAAGTCTGTTTCTGAAACAGTTGTCATCTCGTTTGACTGTCCGACAACAGGAGAAAGAATTAAAAATATAGAAGTTAGACTAAATGAAATAGAAGTCAAAAAACAGGAAAATTCAAAAAATATTAAATTATCTAATGAATTGATTGTGAATATGAGATATCCAACATTTGAATTTTTAATTGAAAATACAACAAAATCCAATAATGGAAATATTGATCTCTATGATATGGTTCTTTATTCAATTGAATCTATACAAACACCAGATGAACTGATCACAAATGAATCACTGTCGTCATCTTTGTTAAATGAATTTATAGAAAATTTGACAAGAACTCAGTATGAATTGATATTGAATTTTTTCTTAAAAGCACCAAAAATAGAGCATGAAGTTTATTATACGACTAAAGATGGAATGGAAAGAAAGATAATATTAAGAGGTATCCGAGATTTTTTTCGTTAAGCCTTAGTTACATGAATCTCTTTTCGCTTTATGAATTGAACTTTACGCTACTTTATATTCATAAATTATCGTTAAGTGAAATAGAAAGCATGATTCCATGGGAAAGAGATTTGTATGTAGAACGACTAGGGCAATATTTGGAAAAATTGGAATTGGAAGCAAGACAAAACGAACTTAATAGAGGAAGAAGATTCTAATGGACGATAAAAAAGAATTAACACAGCAATTACTTGGAGATCTTTTTTCTGGATCTGTTTTAATGGATACACAACAAACAGATTTGGTCAATGGAATAGATAAAGCTCCAGCATCTGATGCTGTTAATTCTGGACAGACTATTGTACAACAGGGTCCAAATGTAAATGTAAATATTGCAGTTGATCAAAATCTAATTCAAAAAAATATAGAAAAAACAGTAAATGGAATATTGTCATCTACAACTAATCCAGCAGAAATAAAAAAAAATTATTCAGAACAATTTCAACCAAGAGATTCTGACGGATCAATACAATTTACAGACGAATCAAATAAATCTTCTAATTTAATCTCATCTTCGTCAATTGGAAACCAAAATGCAACTAATATTAGTTCTAATATTGTACCATTCTCTGCATTAGATACAACAATACAAAATGGACAGAATAGTGCATTCACATCAAGCATTGTTAATACAAATAAGAATACCACCAATAAGCAAAATAAACAGTATATAACTTCAGATCCAAAAAATATATCATTTGGTTCTAATAGTAGTAATAAAAGATTTACATATTTTTCAAATACAAATAATAAAACAAATACACAAATATTTGAAGAAGGTGGTGAATTATCACTATCTGAACTGAATCCAATCAAAACAGATAGTGAATGGAAACTTACAACACCAAATAATGAAATTGCATCTCAACTCATGGTTGGAATGCTACAATCTGCAAATCAAAATGCACAGGATAGCACACCTAGTTTATTAAAAGATTCTTGGAGAGGTGCATTTGATTTAGCATGGAAAGCAATTGGTGGTGAAGACTTTCACTTAACCAATAGAGTATTTGAAAGACATAATCAAGCAAATGAGAATTATGATACAGTATTAAAAAATGTTGCTAATAACATAATGATTAATACTGTAGATAATATTTCATTTAGTGATGATGGTCTGACAAATATGCCAGATATGCGTCAGGATCAAAAATTATCAGTACAATCTAGGCAATTGGATTTTATTGAAAATATGTTTGCTAAAGATGAAAATAATAATTACAAATATGGATTGACGCAAGAAGAAGGTGATAAATTAAGTGTAGATATTAAAAATTATTTTGGATTTAATGATAAACGAATAAAAGAAATAAAGGATTTTAAGCAAAATGCTACAACCGAAGCATTAAATATTGGTAAAAATTTAATTAATAAAGATAGTCCAGAATACGATCCAATAAAAGCAATAGATTATTTTAATATTGCTAAAAGTGCTGGTAATAAAGAAGCAGATCAATATATAAAAACAACTCTTCCTCTTGCAGCAACAAAGGTAGTTGAAAATAATATACTGTCTACAAAAGAAGATGGTTCTCCGTTAAATTCTAGAGAATTTACAATTCTTGAGAATGCAGCAAATCAATCAAATTCTGATGTGATGGAGTTTACTAGAAATTTAACTTCTGACTATCTTAAAGATTCACCAAATCTAAACAATTATGATATTGATACAAATGTTGATGTATTCAATGAAAGAGTATTCAATAAAATTAAAGATATTTCATTTAATGAAGGACAAAGAGATAGTTATATTGAGTTTAATGATACATCTTCTAATAATAACAACAGCAGAGTAACATCAGGTACTTCTGGTACTAGTGGAACATCAGGAACCCGTGGTACATCTGGTACTTCTGGTACTTCTGGTACTTCTGGTACTTCTGGAACTAGTGGAACTAGTGGAACATCTGGTACTTCTGGAACCAGTGGAACCAGTGGAACATCAGGAACATCAGGAACCCGTGGTACATCTGGTACTTCTGGTACTTCTGGTACTTCTGGTACTTCTGGAACTAGTGGAACATCAGGAACCAGTGGAACATCAGGAACATCAGGAACCCGTGGTACATCTGGTACTTCTGGTACTTCTGGTACATCTGGTACTTCTGGTACTTCTGGTACTTCTGGTACTTCTGGAACTAGTGGAACATCAGGAACATCGGGTACTTCTGGTACTTCTGGTACTTCTGGAACTAGTGGAACATCAGGAACATCGGGTACTTCTGGGACTAGTGGAACATCAGGAACCAGTGGAACATCAGGAACATCTGGTACTTCTGGAACTAGTGGAACATCAGGAACCAGTGGAACATCAGGAACATCTGGTACTTCTGGAATCCCTGAAATAAATAAAACAATAGATTTTATGACATCTGATATTTTTGGATCTGAACAAAATTCAAGAATATCAGAATCAATTAGTATGCTGAATTCAGATTTAAATTCAAATTATGATTTTACACATAATTCTAATTTGTATATTCCAAATATGGATAAACAAGCAGCAAGAATAGAATCTCTTGAGGGAGAAAAAAGTGGAATAATTGGTATGATGGGTTCCATATTTAATTTGGATAAACCATTTGAAGATAATAAAACTATAGATTCTAAAATTGAAAGTTTAATCACCGACAAAAATAATCCTGCCAGTTTAGTTAGATACCTGGACAATTCATCATCATCTAATTTTTTAGAAGGGTTTATGTCTCAGCAAAAAGTTTTATCTACTGATGTTGCTGATCCCAGTGGTGAAATGAATAACTCAAATTCCACAGTTAAACAATTTGAAGAGTTTTTGAAGGCAAAAAAGAATAATAAGAATGTTGATGAACTTGGAATTGATAAAAAGAAACTTGAAGATTTTAAATCTGTTACAAACAATCCTTTTGCTGATTTACGTTATGCTAAACACAGATTAGCAATAGATCATGACATGAAATTCAATTCTGATGAGGAAAAAGCAGAATTTATAAGAAAATTTGATGAAAGATACGACAATGAAGTTAAGTTGGAAGAACTTAGAAAATTAAGACAAATTGAAATCACAAGAGAAAAGTTGGGATCTGGAATAACAGAAACTCAGAAGAAAATGTTAGATGATGTTCAAGAACATTATGGATTCAATGAGAAAAAGGCACAACAATTAAAGATTTTTGAAAGAGAACTTTTTGTAAAACAACAAGAAAAAATAAAAGCAGAACAAAAAGCACAAGAGCAAACTACTGCTGGTGCTTCTGGTACTGCTGGTGCTTCTGGTACATCTGGAACTAGTGGAACATCTGGTACTTCTGATGAATCGACTACAATTGATAATTCTACAAGTGAATTAAATATACAAGCAGAACAAAATAATGTAAATATAAATGCATTGCAAAACAATCCATCATCTATACAAAATATAGAATCTCCTAGCAATGTTAATATTACACAACAAAACAATACAATAGTAAACAACAATCCAGATACCAAATCTACTCTAATTAATCAACCAATTACAAATAATTTTGCTGGATCTACTAATCTAGTTGAAATTAATAATTCACCATCACAAAATGTTCAACAGCAATCGCAAAATACAAATAATTTTGCTGGATCTACTAATCTAGTTGAAAATAATCAAACTTTATTGCAAGGTGTAAATAATGTTGCTGGATCTACTAATCTAGTTGAAATTAATAATTCACCATCACCATCACAAAATATTCAACAGCAATCGCAAAATACAAATAATAATTTATTATCTTCTATGGTAGACATGATGCTAAATCCAGCATCCCAAACAAATATAACAAATCTAACTGAAGCATTTAAAAATACTATAGATTTTTCTGGGACAAATAATCAAGAAAATAATTTAAATATCAATGCAGAAACTATTGATGCATCAAGAATACAAAATAATAATGTATCAGACAATTCAAATTTTGTAGAAATCAATAACAATCAATCTAATCAAAATGCAGATTTTGTCCGTATTGATTCGTCTAATGATTATTCATCGTTACTGTCTAATAACACAAATAATATCAATAATCAAACAATACCAAATAATACAAATAATATTCTAATTGGAGTATCTGATAATAATTCAAATGCAAGCACACACAATGCAAATAGTATAACCAATAATACAATAAACAATAAAGATGATATTACAGAGAGAATTAATGCTACAATTGAAAATGTAACATCTAATTTTATGGATACGACAAATAGCATTTTAAATTTAAATAGAGCTAATCTCATTCATAATCCATCTACTAATGAGAATTTAAATTTAACAACAAATATTGATGATGTTAATTCTATAAATTTACTTTCTACTAGTAATCAAAATCAAAATAATGATCTTGTCAGGATAGAAAATAATCTTGTAGAAACAAATAGCAACAATACATCTCCTAATTACAATACAAATATCATAAATTCAAATAATCAAAATCAAAATAATTCATCAAATAGCAATAGTTCAAATGTAAATACAACGCAAATAAACAATTCTCCATCATATGAAAATAATGTTACTAGAAATGAATCTACAGATAATTTAAATTCAATAAATCAATCTCAATCCAATTATGTTTTGAATTATGATTCTGATTATAAAAGTATAGCAAATAATATGCTAAAAACGGAATCTTCTAACATAAATCTATTGGAATCAAATTCAAACAATGAAGCATTAAATGTAACATCAAATCTTACTGGAGTACCTGGCACATTAATTAACGAGTCTTCTAGCGATTCTTCATTTAACATTGTCAACAATAATTCAATTCAACCAAATTTGACTAATTTCTCATCCACAAATGATAATACAATTACCGATGCATCATCGATATCCTCTAATTCTATAATAAATCAGAATCAATCAAATAATAATATATCACAAAATACTCAAAATAATATAAATTTTGTTGAAAATAATTTAATGACTAATGATGTGTCTGATATCAATTCAACAAATATTTCAAATATTGCTGATCGTGATTCATTAAATATTATGAGTAATAAAATATCAGGAAATGTAACTAATCAAATAACAAATAATTCAATACAAAATTTACATTCAGATCAATATCATTCTTCTATTAATAATATTAATAATAGATCGGATGCAAATGCCTATGCAGTAAATACCAGTAATGGAAATTCAAATACTGAAATATTTAATTCTCAGACAACACCAAATTATGTCGAATCGAATACTTCTAATTCAAATCAACAATCAAATAATACATCAACAGTATCATCAAATCAAGTGAATTTGAATACATCCACAACACAAAATAATAATACAACAAATGCAATTTTGACTTCATATCCACAATCAAATATGATATTAGGTGTATATAACGATAACAATAATGTTAATGGTTCAAATGTAAATACACAATTTACTACAGATACAATAATGAATAATTTCAATAATGTGAATAATTCTACAGAAAATATAAATAACACTCAAACTAGTTTGCCAAATAATATCAATACTACAAATATACAAAGCAACACAGTAACTGGTGATAATATTACAAATAGAACAAATTTTACTAGTAAAAATTTTACAAATATTTTACAAAATATATTTAATGATGATTATTCGACAATCATTAGCAATATTTCAAGAGCAGCATCGCAAAATCCTTCTGAAAATTTAAAAGTGATAATAAAAGAAATAATAAGAGAAGAAAAAGAAAAAATAGAAAAAGAAGAATCCCAATTGGTTGAAGGTGAGCAAAGTAATTATATGTCATATTCCGATGAAGGAACTATAGATTCATTTGCGTCACAGCAATCAACTGACACTGATAATGTTAATCAAAATATTATGAATGATTATTCTGCGTTGATAAAACTAACCCAAAAAACAAGTGACCCTCCGTTGTGGAGGGTCACTATTGGGTAATTTAACTTATTAATTATTCTGCCAATTTTTGGAAATAACTTAGAGCATCTGTTTCTTCATCCACATCATCTTCTGATGGTTTCTTAGATCGCAATGCTGGTTTCTTTTCTTGCAAATCATCTGAAACATCTTCAGCAGTTCTTGCATTTGGAGCAGTGCTACGAATATCTCCACCAAGAACTTCATTTAGACGAGTCTTTAGTTCATCATATGATTTAAAATTTGATGTGTCTAGAAATGGAAGAAGTGAATATTCTGATTTCCAGATCTTTTCCATCTTCATATCGTCGTCTAGTAGAGGCGAAGATGAATCAAATTCTGATTTATCGTAATTTGTATATCCACCCACTTTACGAATTTTGATACGGAAATTTGCACCCTTCCAAAAATCAAAAGGATTAATTGGTTCTTCATCATTGAATTCTGGTTTCATTGCCTCTTGAATCTTTTCAAAGATTTTTGTTCCAAACTTATAGAGGAATACTTTACCTTCATTCTGAGGATTTGCTGGATCAGAAACTACATAAACATTTGCAATATATGTTAGTTTGCGCTTTCGTTGACGAGCAAGATCTTTATCAGACTCAAGACCAGAATTCCAAAGTTGATTATTCATTTCAGAAACTGGATCTTTCTGACCAAGTGTTGTGAGTGAATTTTCGATATACCAACCACCAGTTCCTTGAAATGCATGATTGTATACCTTTACCCATGGAACCTCTTCACCATCTACAGGAGGAAGAAAACGAATTATTGCAAATCCGTTACCAGATTTATCTTGTTCTGGTCGCCAAAAACGATCATCCTTATAATCCTTAGTCTTTGTCTGTTCTTCCATTTTTTTGATAAGATCATCCATACCAGACTTAGACTTCTTTTTGAGATCACTAAAACCCATATATCCTACTTTCCCCAGGGATCTCCCCTGGTCTTAATTTATTGTGGGAACTCCCCACAGATGTTATTATAGTTGTTGACAATTGCTTTGTCAATTGAATGGTAATTTATTTTTAACTTTTGGCAAGAAATTCAATTCTTGTGCTTCATTTTCTATTTTTTCTAAAAGTGGTTGTGACAATAATTTTGGTGCAATTGAAAAATCAAACGAATACTCGTCTAAAAAGAATAAAACTGCATCCATATAGGATGAATTTTTTTCTTGGACATATTTTTCAATTTTTCTAGAAAATTCTTCTTTTGTTATCGTGTGTAGCATAAGTGCATTATATCAAAAAATAGACAAAGATCAAGTCTATAAATATATATAGAAATAAAGGAAATTGATTCATGCCATATACTGCCGACAATATTGAAATTAATATATCAAATGGAACAGCAATTTTAGCAACAGATTATGGGACGAGTGGATATGGATTCACTGCATCACATGCTCAAATAGCAAAAATGGTCTGGGGAAATGAAAATATTTCATATAGAGTAAATGAAACATATCCTCTTCCAACATATATTTACGGTAATACTGGAACCGCACTAAGCGTATCTGGAACTGTTGCTGGAAGTGGAAATTTCACAGTAGTTCCAAATACAAGTATTCCTTTATTAGTAAAAGGATCAACATTTAATGATTCTTATCCAGTAGGAATAAGTGGAACAATTCAAGGTATGGTAAATGGAAGAGCAGTTGGAATTTCTGGACCAATTTATGTCACAAATACACAATTAGCAGTTGTTGGTGTCAGTGGTGGAACGGAAATAGGCATAACAGGTGGAAGAAGACTAAAAAGCACATCAGATAGTGTTACTGTTGTTGGTAATGTTGGAATAAGTGGTCTTACAATGTCTGCCGCGCAACACAGTGTTGCAGTATGGGGTTCAGATTTAGGAAATAAAGTTTTATCTAGAGTTTATGGTAGTGATGGTACAACTCTTGGTATGTCTGGAGATGCATTAAAGGTTGCTCTTGTAAATTCTGGTATAAATTTTAATGTTTCATTCTTATCTACAGTTGGTGTTACAAATGGAAGTGAAACAGCATTAAGAGTTCAAGGTTATACTGGATCTGGCACTCCAGTTACAATCAAAGGTCAATTGGCAGGAGGCGCAGTAGAAATCGGAGCAATATCTCCACTTCCTGTTGGATTTACTGGAATAATGCAAATAGATGATTCTGATTTGATCCTATCTCTTGAAAGTACATCAAAACCCCTAATTAGTAATTTGAATTCGATTGTATCTAATACAAATAACATTACTTCAATTTCAAATCAATTAAACAGTTCAACTGGTGCAAATGTAACAGTAAAAGAAATAAAAAGACCAACAAATATATTAAATGGACAAAAATCAGTAACTTCAATACCCAGTTCAATAGGATCTGGTGTTCTGAAGGTAGGAGTTACAATAAAAGCACTGAGATCTAATACAGGACCAGTTTATGTTGGCAATGGTCCAACACTCACATCTGCTAGTGGGTATGTCCTAGATTCTGGTGACAGTGTATTCATAGAAACAGATGATCTAAAACGAATATTTGTAAGATCAGATACAGGTGTATCAGCAACAATATCATATATCTCATCATGAGAAATCATTTAAATAATACCACTAATTATAAAGAGTCAACTAATACAGAAAAATTAGTATTAGTTAGAAGTGGTGTTCTATATGGATTAATATTTGAAGAAATAAAGCAAGAAAAAACAATATACAATAGTGGAATAACATCAATTCCTACATTCATATATTTTAATAATAATACACAATGCTTTTTAGATTTCTCAAATAAAACTAACAAGGAAATAGAAGTAAAATTAAGAGTATTCTTCTCGAAAATAGCAAATGGAACTACATTTTACATAACAAATGCTTCATACTATGATCCATCGACAGAATTGACTGCTGATCTATCTGGAGAATACACATTTAGTGATTATTATAATGGCATAATTAAATCTAATGTAGTATCTGTAAATACTATTGCTGCGAATACGGTTAGATATGATAAAAAATATTTTGATGATATTCCGATATTGAATGTTAGCAGTATTCCAACAACAGAGATATCAGATATAACAGTAATTAGAAATTTATTTGGAATTAATACAAAAAATTCATTTAATTATTTTGGTGTGTCTATTGGTGACTTTATTTCATTTAGCAATGCAAATAATAAATATGAAATATTAGAAATAACAACAGATCCAAATGGTGTTGAGACAATAAAAATCAAAGGAAAAATACCAAATCAAGATAAGTTGGATACAAAGATATTAATCAATGTGTATATTAAGACAAATGAACAATATACTATACCAGCAGATATAAATGAAACTGAAACTGGAGCATGTGTATTGAGCAGTGATGGAGTAATTGTTTCCTGCTCTGATAATCATACAAAATCACAATGTAGATTCAGATCAAATGCAACTAAAAATTTAACTGCTACTTTTGGTCAAGATTCATTCTGTTTTACTCCAGAAACGGACACAGCAGTTGAATTGTCAGCAACTGATCAATTAATACAAATTACAAACTTGCTAACAACAAGTTTAATTAGTTCTACAAATGCAAATACCATTTCTGGACCAATCAACAGAAATGGAAATTCCAGAACTTCTTTTTATGGTAGAGTTTAATTTTTACAATTAATAGAAGTTATCTCAATTAATTGACTAGTAGAGAGTGGTTTTTGGATTCGTATAATTTCATTTACCTTTTCCTTTGCTTCTTCTGCTGTATTTGCAAGAATAGAAAGATTGTGGAAGATAGTTTGTTCTACATCTACAGTATATAACTTCATGATTCCCTCCTAAATGAAATTTATGCTTTGTGGTACTAATTTAAACTTATCATAAATTGCTTTATTCAATGTATTAAAGACTTTTGTATTTTCAAACAAAACAGACAAAGTTACGGTGTCTGTTGTGACACCGTAACTAATCAGTTTGCAATCATTTGATGCTTCTATAAATCTTTTAGGTTTTCCACTCAAATTTATAAATGAATAGACATAAGTTACCTTTATCATTGAAAATATTTATTAAAATTTAAATTTACCTAAACTTTAAAAGATCATTTGAACATCTTCTCCATCCCTGACAACTGATTATATCAACATCAGTGCTATTGGATAAAGTAGTAGGAATCTCATCAAGTTCTTGGAATTTAATTTTTATTTCTTCTGATATGTCAGGATAATGACTGAGCATCCAGTTTCCATACAGATCATATTCTGAAAATGTTTTAGTTGCTGGAAACGAATGCTCAAAATTCAATAAATCAACTATAGCATAATCCCATCTTTTATTATTGTGTTTTTCTATATGATCGTGTAGTTCATTTAATTTAAATTTATTAAAAATCATATGATGATTAATAAAGGAGAATCCAGCAATTGGATTCTCCTTCATAAGATCTTTATAGATGTAAATATATGGTTTGTGATCTACATTAATAGATGTTTTACAAAACGGAAAAACATTATCATTTATATTTTTATAGGGATTTCTTGTAAAAAATATATCAGAGTCACATACCAAAAAGTTATTTGAAATATCAGAAATATATTTTGAAACTGATAATTTTAATAATTGTTGATATATCCAACCAGTATTCCAAACAGTTCTTTCTGGTTTTTCCCAAATATTTTTAATATATTGATATGATACCAAATCTATGTCATTTTCATTTATAAATTCAGTATTTTCAATATTTGGATTATCCCAAGAAATTAAAAATATTCTTTTTACATCTAATATATTTCTTAACTGTTGACAGCATAAAGAAATTGTAGATGTATCTTTTGCATGAAATGGAATAACAACATCATGCAAAACCATTTTAAATTACTTCTTCGAACGACGAAATGCATCTTCAATTTCACGATTAAGATCGCGATTTAGATCGTCAACATAACGATATACTGCATCAAAATCACGACGAACATCGTCATTGTTGTTGTTAACATCTTTACGCATATCTTCTACTGTAGTCATCATGTTAAGAGCAAACATAATAAATGCAACAAAGATTGCTGTGCTTGAGATAAGATTGAAATTTGCAGCAGTCTGTGGATTCAATTGACCATTGCAAAAATAAGTAAATACTTGCACTGCAAATCCAACAACAGCAATTCCGATGCTAAACTTTGTGTTAATCATCATATACTCCTTTGTAGTTTCACCAAAATATTGATACTTTTCTAAACGATAAAAACGCCTTAACGATGGTGGAAATTTGTAAAGTTTTGTTTTCATAAACATTCCCGACAGGATTCGAACCTGTGACCATCGGTTTAGAAAACCGATGCTCTATCCAACTGAGCTACGGGAATATGCTCATATTATAACATATGAGTGCCACAATGTCAAGATCAAACTGTCAATTTAAGATTGGAATTTTCCATTGGATTTACAATCTTTTTGGCAGGAACTACAAGATTATTTACAACGACATTTGTATAATGATCTTTGAGTTGTTCTTGTGGTTCGACAGTAAATAGAATATTCTTCTTCTCAATTGCAATACCATTTTCTGGTTGATCTGCATATGGCAACCAACGGGCAAGCAAAAGTTTTCCTTCTGGAGAAGGAATCAGAACTGCTGGATCCTTAAGAGATAGAGTTTCTGTATTATCTACAACTGTGGCAATAATTTCCTCACCTGACATTAAACGAACAATCTTTACATCCATAATATACTCCTTTGTATTGTATAATTATAACATTATATATTTATCTGGTCAAGACTTATTTGTATGTTTCTTTGAATTAATATGTTCGATGACAAAATCTACAATAAATTCAAGACCTTTCAATCCAATATAACCCATCATGAACGCAGTGGCATATTTTCCTTTTTCCTGTATATTCTCAGGAGCAAAGTTTAATACTAATGGTGTCATGTAATTGGCACACATGGTCCCCGCGAATATACATCCGATTGTTTTGCTTAGTTTTTGCTTTCTCTTTTTTATCGAAAGAAGCAATGCTCCAAAAAATCCAGCACATAAGAATCCTAAGTCTAAACCGTAGCGTAATAGATAAGTGTGAAAATCGTCGTTATTTTGCATATATTATTCCCCATTTATAATCTAGCAAAAATTAGACATTCACTGCATATTGTATGTATATAAGAAACAAACCCCATTGCTGGGGTTTGGGTTCATTCAGATGCGGGAGAACCAATCCCCACTGCTTCAAGCAGCCATGCGCATTGGTGCGGCATGTAATTGTGTCAATCTTGGCATTTAACGAGGGTGCTTGACGACCTCTCGGATATCTCCCTGTTGCTCACATCCCCCCGTCGATTCCGTTCATCCCCGTCGAATGGAGATGGGGGGATTCGAACCCCCGTGCAGTTGGGTAGTTTACAAAGATCAACGATATCAAGGTTTATTTATCATATCCTGAATCATAGCACTAAGTTTGGTGAGTCGAGAATTTACTAATGTTGCTTCTCCAGCAATTCTCTGAAGTTCCCTATTTGTCTCACCAATAATGATTCCCTTATCCTTATGTGAGTTATCGTACATCACCTCTAGATCTTGAATCTCATGATCCATAGGAAAATGCTTCAAGCACTCAGATGCTCGCTTACGAATTTCCTTGGGAACCTTTGGTGTCTTTGTTGGATCAAGAAGATCAAACAAGAACTGACGATTCTTACGCATTGAGATGAACCATTCATTTGGCAATGTCATAATATACTCCAAGCCACTTACTGGATTTGAACCAGCGACCAGTAGTTTACAAAACTACTGCTCTACCGCTGAGCTAAAGTGGCAAAAACTCTCCGAACTGGACTCGAACCAGTGACATGCGAGTTAACAGCTCGCCGCTCTACCTACTGAGCTATCAGAGAATGGTTGCGAAGGGACTCGAACCCCTGAAGTCATAAGACAAGAGATTTACAGTCTCTCCTCGTTGCCACTTGAGTACACAACCATAATACCCTAACGGGGACTCGAACCCCGACTCACTGCCTTGAAAGGGCAGGGATTTAGCCGGTTAATCTATTAGGGCGTAATACGCTGTCTAGGAATCGAACCTAGTCTTAATCGATTATAAGTCGATCTGAGATAACCAAGACCTCCCACAGCGCGTTGAGCACATTATATCAAATTTGGTCTATCTTGTCAAGTACGATCTTCGACTTTTTATTGTTTACATGTCCATTTTCATCTTTAATAAAATAATTACTCTTCTGACGATCTTCATCGTGACCAAGACGATAATTGATCTGATCAATATCAAGTTTTTCGATCAAGATATTGTTCTGTAGAAAAGCAATAATCATTGAAGACTTTTTCAATGCCTCTTCTTCAGTAAAGGGCATTGGAATATCAATATGAAGTCTATACATTTTTAATCCTGTAGAAAAAAGGAAACATCTTCCTTTGCCACNGCAAANTCTTGTCCAGATTCAGTACGAATTCGTACCATTTCTTGACCGAAGAGATCAACATAAGTTTCTAAAATAACACACACTTCTTTTGTTTCTTTGAGTACATATTTCATAGAGTCATCCTCTGCATACCTTCATTGTCTGTATAGTATATATCGTCAAAAACCTCCATACACCACGGAGTGCATAACTCACATGGACGAGACATACGCAATTGCCGAAAACGATTGAATCTTACATTTACAAGAACCAATTTCAGTCCACGATACTTATGTGGAAGTTTACGATATGCATCCAATTCTGAATGCATCTCCTCATATGGATAACCAATTTCCTTTGCTTTTGGATGTGTCTTGAAACAATTCCTGCCAATTGAGAGAAGTCTATTTTTGTGAAAAATCAAAGAAATATGCTTCTTCTGTCGGGGAATTTCCATGCACAATGGAAAAGTAAAATTTAAAAGATTATCAAAGTCTGTCATAAAAACAAAGGTGTGATGTTTCCACCACACCTTCGCGGGTATTTAATTGTTAGATCAACCGTTGTTGATCACGAAACGAGAACCGTCCTTGCGGAACCCGTAGGTGCGACGACCTGGATGAGTGTCGCGCATGAAGTAACGAGTCGTGCTGCCGTTCTCGACGGACTCAATCTCCCAGTTGCCGTATGCCTCGACCTGCTCACGAATGTCACTCATGGTCGCACGGAGGTTCTGAACGCCGTACTTGTTGAGTGCTTCACGGGCATCGATGCCCCAACCGCGAGAGAGATGATTGATGACCTGACGCTTCTTGCTGAGAGTGTTGGTGTTTGCCATAACGATTATCTAAACCTTTCTAAACTTTTGCAACCTTTTAACCATCCGACTCGCACAGGTTGCGGGTGCTGTCGGTTAACTGGGTATATTATAACAGGGTTTAAGTTCAATGTCAAGTCAATCTGACGCATTCTGAAAAGATTCTAAATATTCGTATGATCCTCGAACCATTTTCCCAACATTTAAAAACAAATAATAAAGATGCGCTATTAGCTCCAACAAGCGAACATGAAAATATCCAACCTGTAAGAATCGGTAGCATCGGGGGAATTGATCTTCATCATTATAGTGTAAATATTCCAGGAATGGAAGGTAGACCTGACAGATGGGATGTTTCTTTAGCAACAATGCAACATAAACCAAATGAACATATAACTTTACTTGGGTTTGGACGCAACGGAGATTATACTGGAACCTCTACAGATTTTGCAGCGAGTGGTCCAGGGTTTTTACGACATGCGCTCCCCAAGATCCTAGCACACCATCAGAAAATGATGAGAGAGCAAGGAAAAAATGTTACATCATTTACTATGGGAGCAGAGGATGTTCGTCCAGAAATGGTAGAACGAAAACAACGGGTATATCAATCCATGTTCAGTAACTTTGAACAGGACAATACACCCGAATCAGCACATGCAGGAAATGTATTTAAATCAATGGCAGGAAAACCAGCAGCAATGCCAATGTTTTCATTTGGCATCCCGAGGCATCTTACGGTAGTTTAATTTCCAAAGTGCTTTTGCGATAGTCGTAGCGGTATCCAATACTGCTTCTTCTGATAATTCAGGTCTTACTGCATGTAAAACTTCATGGATTACAGTATCCATTAGATCTAATGGTTTTTGACTGCGTTTTACCCAAATTTCTGGTTTTGCATGTTCTGGATGATCACATTCCCCTAAAGAAGAAGGTGACATTTCAGTTGATTTTACAATTCGAATTTTCCAATTTTTCTTTTTAATTTTTACTGTAATTTCTTCCTCTGGGATCATTGGATACCTCCACCGTATCTATATTTGAACAGATAGCCATTCTTGGTATTTTAGTGATAATTCTATACCTTGCTGGAATAAAAAGTAAAATCACCATAATCATATAAAATGCTATGGTGGATTTGCGTTTCATAGTCTAAACATGATATATCCACACCCAATAATCATTGCCATAGTAGTGATTATCATATTTAATATTGTAATGCCACTTATAATTCTAAGTTCATATACAATTTCTTGCATTAGTTCTTCTGGTGTTTTATTATCCATTAATCTGCTCCACATGGAATAGTACGAGTATCATCCCATACACTTATCTTATATAGTGGATCAGGAGATAGAACAGGTCTACCTTCTTTATTTGACCATTTCAACCAAAGACCACGGCGAATTAATTCTCGCATTGCGATTAGTTCATATTCCTTAAAATAATTTAAGGTGTATTCGTTTTCTTCGATAATGTTACGAAGAACATGATCTTCAATATTGATAAACCAATAGGCACACATATGCTCTTCTGAGAAATCAGCAATAGCATGTTCAACAATCTCAAAGAGATGTTTCATTTCATATTCTATTGGCATTTTTCTTTACCTTCTTCTTTTTCTTTTTGCCAAAGATACGATCCCAGTTGTCTGACCACTTTTTGTAGTCAACAGGTCTGGGTTTATCGCCTTTGCCAGCAGAATGTTGTCTATTATCATTCATAAGCGGAATACGGGAATCGAACCCGTTTTACTGGATTGGAAATCCAGGGCATCACCAATATGCTAATCCCGCATACTCCTATCTATAATGCCCCCAGTAGGATTCGAACCTACGACCAATAGCTTAAAAGGCTGCTGCTCTACCAGACTGAGCTATAAGGGCGACGAAACAGGGGGATGGCGAGTCCCCCCGATTGTTTAACGCCTAGTTTCGTAGGTAAGAGCGTATTAGAAACTATAAGGATACGCAATGATGATTTTTTCGAAATCAACAAACTCTTATAATATAATAATATCCTTACAACACACATCTGACATTGTTAAATAATCATTTGTATCTCCGTTGTGTATTATTACAATACAAGTTTATACCATCTTCAGTAAACCTGTCAGGAACCCCCGCTAGCTTGTGGGGGAATTCACTTGTATGCGTACATTATACCAGAACTGGGGTGGATGTCAAGCCCTTTGTGAACCAATCTGGAGGATTTGTATATTTCCACTTGGCAATTTTAGACTTTGCCCCGATGTAATATTTACGATATGCAGCGACACCATCGCCAGGAACTTTAAATTCATCTGGCATTGCCTGAGCAAATGGTGTAAGTTTTCCACTACCTAGCGGATGAAAAAGAAACCATTCTGCCATTTGTTTACATGAATGAATTTTATTATACCTATGCCTATATTCATTGCATAATTCATGTGTATGATTTGCCAACCACATATAGTTCTCATATGTTTGTCTTGCCCATATTGTACATGGGTGGTTTGCAAATGATTGCTTGTATAAATTAACAGGAGCATATACAATATGCGATCCTGCTAAACGATGATTCGTGGAAAGCATTTGACAACCTTCGACAATCATCTTAACTACATGTTTATCGCAAAGATCCTGTGCTGCAACGACAGGATTCTCATGCACTACAAAAATATTCATAGTCCAATTCGATGAAAGAGAGACTTTGGTAGACGACCTTCTTTATGCAATGCTTCTAGTGTTTTCTTTTTTGCATTTGCAAGCATTGCTTGATTCTTTGCTGTTCGCTTTTTCCTCTTCACACTATGTTTACGGGCAACTTCACGATCTGGTGCATTTGGCATGATTAATCCTTTCCATTTACCTTACGAGAACGAGCAGCACATCCTGCATGGTTGCGCTTTCGATTCAATTCCTTGATAAGCATTTCGTCACGAATAACTCTACGCGCTCTTGAACTCTGTCCACGACTACGATCTTTTACTCTTGCCATTATTTTCTCCTAATTTTTTCGATTTTCGTTGTTCTTTTTCTATATTAGAATTCTTATTTTTAATAATTTGCTGCATTTCATTCGCATCAGTAACATTATCCATGTAATCTTTCTGTTTTTCATGTGTTCCTGGTGAATTTTTACTTAATTCTTCAGCAGTTACAAGATTTTCTAGACTATTTACATAGAAACTTTTCCATTTTCCTTGTGCAATATCCCAAAATGGAATTATATCCTGATTTGCGTCTTCTAGAAATATTTTTTGTATGGATTTTTCAAAATGAGCAGGAATTAATAAAGAATTTAAAGTAGAAAATGCAATTCTTGCACTTCCATCTTTCTTTATGAATGTTATTTTACATATTCCTTTTGTCAATTCTGCTAAAAGAATTTGTCTTGTTGCTTGATTTTTTTGAATCGGCACTTTTTTCTCCTGGAAGATATTCTGGTATACCAAGCATATGTCTTAGTATAGATCTATAATATTCTGGTGAACCGCGAGAATTGTCGCTTGCTATTTTGAAATCATATTCTTGCCAGTGAGACTTATTCATATACATATATTTATCGGAGATAAAAAATGGCAGATTCTTACTCAATAGCATTTCCAATTACAACTGCTGGTTATACTGGTTCAATTACTGCATTTATTAGTCCAGCATCACAAAATTTGAATTTTGTTCCAGTTAAAGGGACTAGCACTGCGATGACAATATCAGCAATTGCTGGAGTGGTATATCCAATCAAATGCTCACATATTAAACCAGCATTATCAAATGTAATTGCTCTTAATTCTTAAAAGACTTCTGCTTCTGCAGTTGATAATCCAACCAATAGTCTTTCCAATCATACTTTGTTCTATTGCGAAAACGATAATTATCGTTACCAATTGAAATATATGAATCATTAACATCATGAAAATGGCAATAATAATATGGACGATGTGATGTTGGATCTCCATATTCTCTTTGCTGTGCATTTCCTGGACCTTTTTCTACATATTCTTTAATAGTTCCTGGAAGAGCATGAATATTAAAATAATATTTGATGAAATCTGATTCTGTCAGAGAATTCCACCAAGAAATTAATTCATCTTCATTCATATTTGGATTCCAAATCCAAGTTTTATATCCGTACTCTTCATTTAGAAAAATTTCAACAGTATTGTCACGCATTTTTAATCTTCTTCTTTAATATGAGTTATAATTGATTTTAAAAAACGATATTCTTCATCAGTAAATACTGCAATTTCATGATCTTTAATTAATGATACAGCAATTTCTGATGCTTTCCACCAAGTTATATTGCTATCTTCATAGAACCCATCATATGCAGAAATCTCTGCTTGTTCTACTAGAGCATAGCATCTATTTATTTTATCTGTTATAGTAGTCTGATGGGATTTCACGACTGATGTTCGTCATCATCATAATCTTCATCTTCATCTTCATCTTCATCTTCATCTTCATCTTCATCGTCCCAATCATC